CAACTGCGGCTGCCATACTCTTACCGACAACACCACACGAGTCACCAACCTTCTGGAATCCATACACCAGTGGCGGGCCTTGGTAGTTTGCCACCCAAGCGTCGTCAGTTGTAAGAATGATCGTTCGTCCACGGACATTCTTAGCGCAAACAATCTCGCCAGTAGTTTGTAGTTCAAGGTCACCAGCCTGGTTGGTTACCGCCGGTGTCCACTGGTTGCTGTTTTCTCTGTCGCTCCAGCGAATAAGCCGTGGGCTGCCATTATTGCCTCTTGACCCCAAGGCAAATACAAACCGCTCAGCCGTAACAATTATCGACTCATTTGCTGTTGGTGCATTGGGTATGATTGTCGCATTGACTGTCTGGTCGTTAAGAAAGCCGCCTCCCTGGCCATCATCCATAATCAACTCATAGATGTTGCCATCTGCATCAGAGCAGGCAATAAGGTTTTGACCGAAGTTGCTTAGCGTCCAAGTAGTCGCTGCGGATATTGTGTAGTTCGATTGGCGAGGAACGCCGTAGCTTTGATCGCCGTAAACACCGCCCCCATAACCAAGGTTTTGTCCGGCGTCTTGCTGTCCAGGAGTAAGTCCTGTTGGCGTTATATCAACAAGCGCATTTGTCCCAGTTAGCAAGTACAGCGAGTTGTACGAACCAAGCGCCATGTATGGTGCGTTGCCGTTTGTTGTCCACGCATGACTACCCCTAAACAACCCGGTTATTGCTGTGTTGATCTGAACGAATGTACCGGAGTCTTCAAGGTTAACCCACCCGCCAACAGGCTCTGGGGAGTTGTTTGTCCACCGAACAAAGTTGGAGTCCAGCCATCGCCCCTTGGAGTCCAAGTCGGAGCCGTGGCTGTAAATGCCAGCCGGTATATCCAGCTTAATAAGCGGCATTAGCTGGTGTACCCAGTGTAAGACCCGTAAAGCGTTCCGCCTACATTCCAAACGCCAATCCAGTTTGTTGCTGTTGAGTTTAGTTCTGGAGCCAGACCAAACATCCACTGCATTGATGGCGGCCACGTAACTTCTGAAGTTCCAACGCTTGTTATACGCAGTGTAATGTACTGCCCAGACGCGAGCGATGAAGTAATGGTCACATTATCTGTCATCTCTATTGTTTGGATGGTTCCGTTTGTCGCATCAAGATCAATAGTACCGTCTGTCCCGGCATCATGCACTGCCTCGGCTATGTCGCCAGAGAAGCTAACTGATGCGACGTTAGTAAGCGTCATGCCGTCAGCAGTATAGCTATCAATGTTTATGGCTGTGCCGGTGCCATTTAAGATACCGTCAAGCGACTGCCAGTTTGCGTTAAGAAGAGTTCCCCAAGAGTCGGCGTCTCCACCGACTGAAGGAAGGTTAAACGTGTAATACTGTGTGGCCATCTTATGCCCCTACTATTTCAATTTTTTGTACTCTAATGTCGTCAGTGATTTCTCCTATAGCATACCAGCCACCGGAGGAAGTGGTGGCGGTATTGCGTATCCTCAACTGGAGAATTCCGCCCTGGTTTTCAATGTAATCACTAACCGTGTCAGTAGTTATAAAGCTACAGTCTCCAGAATACTTGCCCTCGCCAGGCCCCATTCCATAGGCGGGCAGTATATCTACATATGAGCCAGATGAGTTTCTGTATTGAGTTCTCCCAACCTTATCTGGATCGCTTTGTGCAAATTGGGCGGCAGCATATGATACTGGCGCAGAAAAACCTATCTTTCCGTACCTGGCCCTCTCTGGAATTGACGACAGATTGATATTAAAGCGGATATCCCACCCGTAAACTTGAATGGAATGTCCCGGATTCGCCCAGCCAGCCTGCATTGTTGATGAGCCTAGGTCATGAACGGGCGACCCATTATCAAGAGAATAGTTACCGCCTTGATTAACAATCTGCATGGTCGTAAAGTTTCTCAGGTCACCGCCTGACTCATACAGGGTGTAACCCTGAAACGCCGGGCTTAGCCTTGCTACCTTGTTAAACATTTAAACCCCAGCATTGATTATCAATAGCCGCCATTATACCACCACTCCTAAAGCTTAGATGCCGACTTAAACAGTTCATCCAATCCTACCTCATCAAGTCCTAGTGCAGAGCCTAGCTGTATCCCACTGCGCTGCACGAGCAGACGTAATGTACTCTTCAGCACCAAGAGCGACTACTTCAGAAGAGCCATTCTGTGTGTATAACAGCTTGTCAGCTACGTTGACTGCCAGTTCACCTACGTCTACCTCAGACGTTGTAGGTACTGAAGAGGCCGTCTGGCTGTTCTTGGTTATAATCTTAGTTGCCATTAATTAATCCTCTTCTTCAATTGTTAGCTCAAGATTTACCACGGTACGCCAGTGCCGCTAGTTGGGTTAGTCTTTTCTGCAATCTGCGCGTCAACGCTGTCTTGCACTGCTGTAGCTTGCTCCTCTCCCATCTCAGACACAGCCCACGTAATAACCGTGTACTCGTCTAGGTTATCCCAGTCTGTAAAGTTGCTGGGGTCAGGCGCAGGTAAGCCTTGTGAGCCGTATGAGTAACCTGAGTTGCCATTCTCGTCCTCTTTAGAACAAGTCCAGTGGACGTTAGTGACTACGTTAGACATTCCGTCTTGTGATACTGCGTAGTCGAGTGCTGCTACTTTCCATGTGTATGACATCTGTTATGCTCCTTTGAGTGCCGCTACTTCGGCCTTGAGTTCTTCGATCATTGCTTGTTGCTCTTGCATTGCCTTGGTAAGAACAGGAATAAGCTGAACGTACTCCATAGCAAGTTGGGTAGCGTCTGACTTAGGCGTTTGCTTCATTGGGTCATTGGGGTCTACGTCATACCCGTCTAGGCACTCGTCAGTGTCGTAGACAGCTTCAGGAATAATCGCCCGAGTTGTCTGCGCTCCGAAGCCTAGCTTGCGGACATCGTCACCTTTGAGCTTATAGGCTATTGGTGAAAGAGCCATTACAGAATCAAGGCCGTAGTTAAAATCAGGCTCTATGTCTTTAAGGCGCTCGTCTGAAGTTTGTGTGCCAACCACCTGTCCAGTAGTGTTACCCACACTGGAAGAAGAAGTGCTTATGTAAACCGTGCCTCCTCTAACAGACATAAGCCTAGTCGAGTTATCTACCCCATTCCAGAATCCAACGTAAGTTGCGTTGTCAGAAATGCTTGGGTTATAAAACATAGCGTAATTAGAAGAATCGCCGTTGTTCGCTCTGCAACTCCAACCCGCCTGCCCGCCGTTGTTTGAAGTACTAGCTATGTTAAGTCCCATACTGTTTAACGTATTAGTCTGTAGCGGCCCCCGTGCGCTAACAATCTCCGAAGTCGTACCAACCAGCAAGTTGCCGCTGGAGTCGATGCGCATACGTTCTGTTAACGCTGTACCAAACGCTAGTGCGCCAGAAGATACGCCAAGACCATTTACGCCAGAAGCAAAAGTCTTGAACCACATATAGCCTGTTGCTGTTGCTCCATCGTTTAGCCTAAGTCCAAGTCGACCTGCCTCAATACTATAAAGATAATGTTCGTTTGTATTGTTTAGAACTACTCCTGCGTCTGCCTTAACAATACCGCTAACCTCTAAACGCTCGCTAGGCGAACCCGTCCCAATACCCACGTTACCGCTGGAGTCGATGCGCATACGCTCTGTGCCAAGAGTTGCAAACACAAGCGGTGCCGAGCCGTTTGTTCCTACTAGTCCATACGCAGTATTTTGAAAACGTAGAGAGCCTAGATTAGAGCGCGGAAGTCCGAAATATGTGCCCGTGCTGGATGGGCCGTCATACCGTGCAATCACACCCGCATAAGAAGGACCTGACGCAAAATCATATGCGCCTGTTGTGCTCTCTGTTGCACTTGCAGCGTGAGAACCTAACACTTGTGTGTTTCCTACAACATTTAATTGTTCGTATAAAGCGGTTGTATTGATTCCAACTTTGCCGTTGGAGTCGATACGCATTTTCTCTGTGCTGCCAGTTCTTAGTTTCAGAAGTGAAGGTGAAAAGTCAATACCAGACTGAGAAGCTACGTTGTCAATGTTACGTTCAAGCCTGAGCGTTTGGGTTCCCCAGTCGCCGCCACTGCTTGCCGTAGTATCACGAACAGCAGAAAAGCGCAGACCATCATTTGCATTGGATGCTCGACCATCTCCAATCCTCGCCAGCTCTTTTATAGAGCCTGTCGTTAACCCCGCATTTCCACCATTGACCACTAGTGCATCATCAGGAGTATTAGTACCAACACCAACGCGGTTATTTGCGGCGTCAACTACTAGTGTGTTGGTGTCTACTGTTAACCCGCCTACAGTGATTGCGTTAGTAGTTGTAGCGCCTCGACCCGTTACCGAGTCAAGCGTGTCGGTTTCTGTGTAGCTGGTTAAGTATCGACCATCAAGGTTTACAGTAAGCGCCGACAAGCCCTCTCGGTTTAACGTCAGAACGCCAGTGCTAGTGGTAAAGCCGACAGAGTTGACGTAGTTGTTTGTATCAACGTACGACGTCAGATACCCAGCAGCCGAGTGATCGCCCCAGCCGTAAGCCGCATCCCAGTCGGTAGTGTTTAGGTTACTAGCCGTGACATTCCCTGTAGAAGTAACATCACCGACAGTAATCGAGTTAGTTGTCGAGTTACCTGCCGTGGTTACGTCTGCCAGCGTTGCTGTGCTCGATATTGTAGTGCCGGTAATATCAATGCCTGTGCTGCCGCTGTACACCTGCGCGGATGATATTTGAGAGAAATGTATGTTTGTTGTGCCGAAGGTTATTGGCCCCTCGGTTGTCATTACATACGTCTCACCAGCACCCATTGTCCCTTCTTGGACATAGAAGGCATCGCCCTGACCAAAGCTATCCGGGTCAGATGGTGCGTAAGAGTCTGCATCAACAGCCCTAGTCAATACCCAGTTAGTCGATCCAGAGCCTACGTCTGTGACCGTGTATATGCCGTTGTGAGCCTGATTTGTCTGCTCGTATATAAGAACCCTGTCCCCAGATAAAAGCGTCACACCGTCGATTACGAGGGCTTCCTGAGTGCCTGAGTTAGTTAGTGTCGCACCTACGCCAGATGATCCATTGTCATAGGTTGCAGCAAGGTTGCCCTCTTTCTCAACACGTACTGGGTCATGGTAGTGAACTCCAGCCGCAGCAATGGTATCCACATACTGCTTTGTGGCCGCACCAAGGTTTGATGATGGGTCAGCGTTAAGTATTACTGGCCCGGTAGATGTCATCCCACCAACGGTTATTGCATTGGTTGTGGTGTTACCATCGGTTGTTACGTTATCGAGTGTGATGCCAGCAATTGACGCATACGCAGCAACCCATGAAGAGCCATCGTAGACCTTCATGACATCGGTTGTTGAGTTGAAGTACAAAGCGCCAGTAAGCAACGCATCGCCGTCGTTGTCTACAGTGGGGTCATTAGCCTTTGATCCCAGATAACGATCATCAAAGTTGTCGTATGACGCTGCTGCATTGGCTTCTGATGTGGCCGCTGCACTGGCGGAGCTTGATGCGTTAGACTCAGAAGTGGCGGCATTGGACGCAGATGTTGCGGCGTTAGTCTCACTGGTAGCTGCGTTAGTTTCTGATGATGCTGCCGCTGATTCTGATGCTGCGGCATTGGCTTCTGATGTTGCTGCCGCCGATTCGCTACCTGCCGCATTAGACGCACTAGTAGCCGCATTAGTTTCTGAAGTTGCCGCATTACTTTCTGAAGTTGCAGCATTGGTTTCGCTGGTAGCTGCATTAGTCTCCGATGTGCCAGCATTAGTTTCTGATGCCGCAGCATTGGATGCCGATGTAGCAGCCTCACCAGCTTTTGTTGTCGCAATACCGGCCTGTGTCGTTGCGATACCCGCCTGCGTTGTTGCCGTACTAGCCTGGGTTGTTGCTATTCCAGCTTGAGTTGTCGCCGTGGTTGCATGGCCGCTGGCAGTGTTGGAGTATCCAAGTGCTGCGTCTCTTGCGCCTTCAGATAGCCCCTGAGCGGCCTCGGAAAGGCCCTGCGCGGTTTCTGCGGCAGTCTTATGCTGACCAGCCAGTGTTGCTGATCCAGCCGCTGCCGTTGCAGAACCTGCCGCCGCTGTTGCTGACAGTGCTGCTGCGTCTTCACTATCTTCGGCATTTGATGCGGCCTGCGTTGCCTTAGAGGCAAGGGTTGCTACGTTTTCTTGATTTGCATTACCGGCCATCCCGGCCTCTTGATCCCAGCCAGTTGTTGGGCCGCTTCCCTCTTCCCAAATCGCCATTACTTATTCCTCAAAACTAGTGGGCCTGAATACATCGCAGAATCTGACTCTTGATTGGCCTGCGCTATGCCTTGGGCATACATCTGGCCCCATATAGAAATGCGCTGATCTTCTTGCAGATATGGCGCGCTGTGCATAAGTGATGCGTACAGGTAAATGTCAGGGAAGTAGCTTAGCAGCCAGTTCGTTGTTGCCTCATCAGATAGTGATACCGTCTTACCGTAATACACTAGCGCCAGTGGGTAGCTGTCATCCGGGGATGGAACAACCTCGATCTGACCGGCGTTGATTGTATACACGGCAGGCTCGCCACTGATGCCAGCGTTGTTCATTTTCCTGCGGCTAATCTCAGCCATAGATGCAAACTCAAGCGTCTTCTCGCCCTCACCTGTATCGATGTAGAAGTGAACAGCCTCCAAGAAGTCGCTGGGCAAGAACTCAAAGCCCTCATTTAGCGTTGTGGTTACTCGGCGCTGTTGACGCCAATGGCGCAGGTCTCTGCTTATCTGAGCCTCTCCAAGCGCAATAAACGTGGGTATGACATCTGTCAGGTCGTCCCGGTTAAGGAAGTCCGCTACAGCAGTCTTGAGTTCGCTATACGTTGAAATCGCCATTTACTTGTCTCGCTTTACTTTCTTGGCTGTCTTTTTGGCTTTCTTGAATGCACTGGCTGTTGGTGCTCCCTTAGAGCCAGCCTGGCGCATCTTCTCGCCTGAGCCATCCTTGATGCGTTTGCGTTTTGCGTGGATGTTCGCATATAGCCCCTTCTTACTTGCCATATCCTTTACCCTTGCCCTTTTTCTTTCGCTTTGATCCACATGATGACATTACTTCCAGCCCTCCCGCGCCTTGCGCTTAGCCTTCTCGCTTAGACCGCCATAATGAAACAGCGGCTTACTTGATTTTGTGTGCTTGGCTCCAGAATGTAGAGAGCCGTCAGACATTTTGTGCAAACCGCCTTTGTACTCTTTGCCATCTTTAAGGTAATGCTTTACACCCATCCCCATTACTTTTTCCTCGACTTAGTTCCTGAGCACTTCCAACGCTTTCTAGACAGCCTTAACGGTGAGTTAGGGTCTTTGGCAGCCTTTGGGTGAGACTTCATCTGACCGGCAGACCGAGCGCAGTAGCTGTCACCCTTCTTGGTTCCAGGCTTAACGCTCGCACCTTTCTGGCCATAGCTCACCTTCTTGCCAGACCCGGTTATTTTAACACGAGACTTACCTTTACTTGGTTTCATAATGGGCTTCCAAAAATACCAGTTGTGTACGCCGCAGTGGCAGCCGCTGGCGATCCAGTTAAATCAAACACGTAGTCACCAAACTCACGGGCAGACTCTTCAACCCCCTGGCTAACTACGTCAGCACCACGAGATGCCGCAGTATCGAAGTCCTCTCCAGATAACAGCCCATAACCTGTGGCTGCGAGGCCCTGTACGCCCCTCTGAGGAGCTTCTAGCCCGGTTAGTATCCTATCTACCACACCCATCGCTCGCTCGCCTAGTGGGCGCTTAGTGGGTACTAGCGTGTCACCTATAACACCGGCCTCTTCAAGGGCTGAGCGCAGGCTTGGAGACTCCATTGCGCTGGCGTCTTCTGGCGCGGCTAGTAGCCCAAGTGCAGCACCTCCACCGACAACTGGGGCCAAGTCATTTACATTGACGCCACGCGCATCAAGATTCTTGAGGATGTCTTCAGTAATTGTGCCGGTATACGGCTTCATCTGAAGCGCCCTTAAAGCTTCTGGATGTGGTTTAGTTGGGTCAACAGCATCCCTTACAAGAACCTGGTCTGAGCCAATCCTTGCGTCAGGTATAAGGTCAAATATTGACATATCGAGCTTATCTAGCTGCCCAACGCCTTGACCCGGAACCCCAGCAGGATAAGACGGATGCCCAGAGCTAGTTATTGCTGGGCGACCGCCAAATATCTGACCAACATTCTGTATGCCGCCATCCATTGCAAACCGCTGCTCAGGATCGGTAACAGACAGCCTAGCCTCGCCAATGCTTAGCCCTCCCTTATCCCTGAAATTAACATCCATCGCGTTCAATAGCTCTTTACGCAGCGCGTCTGGTGCATTGCGCCAAGCATCGATTGATGAGGGGTCATCAACACCCTTCCACTCACCAATATTTAATCCCGCGTTTTTATAGGTTTTAGTCTCTTTATCCCACGTTCCAGTGGTTTTATATTCTCTAATTATTTTATCAAGGGCTTTCTTTTCTGCCTTGCCCATATTTGCTGAAGCATACGAGAGCATGGTCTCGCCAGTCATGGTGGCAAAGTCGCCGCCAGACGTTGACATTCTCCACGGCACGTAGAAGACATTGTCGCCGCCAGCAGCATCTAATATCTGGTTTACCGGATTCCGCGCTGAGGCCCAAACCATGCCAGGATTCTCAAACATGAACCCCTGGCCGCCTTGCAGGTTAATTAAGTTGTTTAGGCTAACGCCGTTAATTGACTCTAAAAGCCCACCGGCGGCAGTGCGATCTGACATTGACGTAACGAATCTCTGCCCCTCAAGATCGGACAACGCAATGCGTGGTATGTCATCCATCGTGCCCCTGGATAATATCCCAGTTTCTAGCTGAGCGTTCCTAATTCTAGAATTAACCCGTGGATCAAAACGAGCGTCAATTAGCTCTCCATCTCTACCTATGGTCGGTATCAATCCAGCGTTTTGGCTAGAAACACCTGCCTTGATTGGCGATAGCTCACCCCTGGCAATCTGCGCTGCCTGCTCAGGAGAGGCTCCCAGGCGCTCTAATGCCGATAAAAACTCTTGAGGGGTTCTAACACCCTCCATTGCCG